TGTTTATAACATCTTCAGCATTATCTATAGCAGCTTTTACTCTTGTAAGTTGAGAACTTGCAGCTGTAAAAGTATCTGAATCACCAAATACAGAGCTGGCAGAGGCTTCCATTGTGTCAATCGAGGCCTCAGCGGCTTCTATTGCATTTTTCATAGCGGTCAAAGCTGTAGCAATATCTCCTGAAGTTGGGTCGTTTGTAAGAATAGCCTCCCCATCAGCTAAATGAGCTTGCATCCCATCAAGGGCTGCGTTTACATCTAATAAATTCTGTGCTACATCATAAGCTGCATCAGGCTTATTGTTGTCTATTAAGTTTCCAGCATAAACCAACGCATCTCTTACCACTGTAAATCTTTTATTCGTATTATCCCACAACTCTGTAGTGTCATCAATATCACCAATAGAAGTATAAAAAGCATCTACTTTTCCCTGAGCCGTACTGATAATATCATCCGCTTTATTCAGCTCGGTTGTAATAGCTCCTAATGCAGTTGTATCAATAGCTGCAAGTGTCATCATACCACTCATATTTTGTTGTAATGCTTTTATAGCAGCATATGTTGTAACCAAATATTCAGCTTCATTTGGGAAATTGGTAATTGTACTAAGACTACTTGCATCTAGAGCAGAGCCTTGATTATAAGTAGGAATTGAAACCAACTTGCCAGTACCAGTTGGGAATACAGTTACAAGAGCATCTTGTATATAGTAAGCGGGATCTGTCGCAGTAGCATATTCCATATCAGAAGAATCTTGTATACGACCTCTTCTTCTAGCAGGCACTTTTCTACAAGGTTGATCTATCGTACCATCATTCCTCATAACATGTAGTATCTTACTTCCCTCAGAAGTGGTAGTATTTGTAAAAGATGTTTCTTCTGCTACTCGCTCCTGCATATCGCGAGGCATAGCATTAATAACTTCATTAGCACCTTCTGTGATAAACGAATCTAAAGCAGTTTCGTCACTGAAAGCACCAACTAAATCTACTACTTGTGCGCTAAATGTTGCCATCTAATTATTTCTTTTTCTTTTTAGAAGATTTCTTTTTCTTTTTGTAAGACTTCTTTTTCTTAGAAGATTTCTTTTTCTTCGGTCTTCCGACCTTGCTTCCATAAGTTCCTTTTCCATAAGGCATATTAAAATCCCTTCCACCGCTTATCGGCTTTATTCATTTTATCAAAGCTTTCTTCGTAGGAAATAGTGTTAAACTCTACATCCGTTCTTTTTCCAGCTTCAGTTCTCATAAAAGAGTTTGTTGTAAATTTTGGCTTAGAAGCTCTTTTACCACACTCTCTGCAATAGAACCAATGCTCTGGATTAGGCTCTTCGCAATGTTGGCATTTAGGCATCTTAACCTAAGTAAACTATAATTACTGCAACTGTGTAAGGCGCAATCTGAACAGCGGTCATACTTTGAACCGCTCCACTAGTACTGTCTAGCGTCTGCCAGAAGTCATTAATTAACTTTGACAATGTACCTGCTGTACCACTATCTTCAGTTCCAGATGGAATTTGCCCTACTATAATTTTTGTTATCGTGTTATAAGCTGCCATACTATCTCCAATTTTAAAATTTTTAGGATTTTTGGGGCTAGCCCTTTATACGACCAGCCCCACAGTATCCAAAACTGCTTACCTTTATCTATTTAGGTAATTAAGCACTCGCAGATTCGACAACCAGAACAGTTCCAATTGCAGTAGGATTATACCCACTAAGATGCCAATTAGTACCATCACATAAAAATGTGAGTCTCATTCCTTCTGTCGTCTGAGCTACTGAACCGTCTACAGTTATTTTTGACAATCCATCAACATCATCAACCGTGCTGTTTGCAGCACCAGTGACAATATAACCGTATATATCAGTTCCGTCAGCACCAGTTGTTACAGAAAAATCTGCATCGTCATCACAGGCAACTGTGAAACAGAAATCAAACCATACACCTTCAGAATCTGAAGCTGTTGGCAGAGTTATTGCAACATCGTTATCTACTGTTGACATATCAACAAGATATAGAGTCCCAGACTCAGCATCTGTTAATGTTCTTGTCACAGCAGCGCCATTATCAATATTCTGTATTGCGCGCTTTTTAGTATTATAGCTTCCGCTACTAGTATTTAATGATTTATTATACACTCTTTAACCTCCTACTATAATTCTACTTGATAAAGCGCGTGAGATTCTGGAAGCGTGACTTCTAAGCCTGCTTCAGTAAGGATCATATCCTTTCTCAAGTCTTCATCTGAGTTTTGTACGTTAGTTAAAATTGATGTATCTCTATTAACACCATTACCTACTAATGGACGATAAGATACTTTACTCATATCAACCATTGCCATCATATTGGCAGAAATACTACGAAATAGCGGTTCTTTGACCAAATGCATAGTACCATGAACAGTTTCAATAGTATATACTTGATGACCAAAAGCACCATCGCGTGTTTCCATACCCATTCTATATGGATATTGGTTTGCACCAGTCGCTGTAGGCGTAGTAGTCTCAGATGCATTCTTACTATGAGACATACTTGCACTCAAGAATGACTCTGAACCAAGTTTGTTAAAGAAAGAAATTACAGGAAGACCTGCAAGAACTAACTTTTCACTTGCTCCGCCACGAGCTGGATCGAACATTACTTCCATATCTGAAAGCAAACGATCATATGTCAACTCTGCACTAGCTACACTTCTAAAATATGGTTCGCCAGCTGTATAAGTCATATCACCCGTACCAAGAATTGCTTTACCATTCTTTAGAATATGTCCAACAATACCTTCAGTATACTGGATAGAACTTACACGAGCTCTTTGCCCGAATAGCAATGCTCTCTCAATATCTACTTTATGCTCACGAAGTTTAAGAGCCCAAATGCGCTCCCATTCATTTGCATAACCACGATAACGAGTAGCAATTGCCGTATTCGACATTTCAGCTGCGGTCTTAAAGATCTGCGTATAACCGAAATCATCTTCGATTTCACTAGACCATACATCAGGTGATCCACTTCCTTCTTGAAATGAAGTACCAATTACTTGGCAATTATCATTATTAGCGATAATATCCTCACCTGTAATAGCACTATCTCCAGAAGTTACTGTATTAGATATATTAATAATCTTACCAGTAAATGAGGTAGATGTACCTAAGTCAGCAGGAGCGCTTTCTACACGGACTAAAGTCTGTGAATAACCAGCAGCTCCACTAACAGTATTTACGGCAAAGACCATTCCTTTTGTAAGGAAATCAACCGATGCACCGCCAGAAGCTGTTCCACCCGTAGCACTATCTGAATCAACTGTAAATGTATAAGAGCTTCCTGCGCTTACAGCAGAACCTCCGTTTACACCAGCAGCCATTTTAAAATTACGAGTAGTCCAATCAATCTTAGAACGATTTTCTAAGAACCGAAATACAGGATCGTCCGTTGGTACTTTTGCAACTTTTGAAAGATATACAAAAAACGGCGATTCCTCTGGTGCCAATTCGGCAACTCGGTCTGAAAAATCGTATAATCGGCGGCGATCAGGCGCTTGCCCAATACCAGCAGTAGCAGCAGCAGCTGTAATATCATAACTGGATTTTACCCCACTTGTAACAGCCATGTGTTACCTCCTATTTTTGATTATTTTTAATTAGGGAATTCTCCCTGCTTGCCCAGCTTGCAAAATTCTATCCCAAGCAGAATCCTGTTCATTCTTTCTTGGTGCTTCACCACCCTGAAGAATCCCAGCTGTCTTAGGAATGCTTTGAGTCGCTCTAACTGCTTCCATGTTCGGAGAAACATTGTCAGTTCCTTTATTATAATATTTACGATAAACATCGATTAAAAGATCAATCGGAAGTTGATCTCTCGGTGTGGTCGCAAATTCAATAAAATCACTGATATCCTTTTCATCCTGCATATTATAGTTGCTAGATAACTCATTGCGCAAATTCTGCAACGCAACTTGGCCTTGTATTTGAGACATATGTTGTCCAACAGCCTCATCTACCAAAGCCTTTTCCTGAGTCGTTCTCATTTTATATGAGGCAGACTCTGGTTTGTAATAGGCTTCCCATGGGTCAAAAGATGATTCATCAATTACATTAGTATCATCTCCTTCGCGTATAGTTTCTTGATTGCTTTTTCCCTCCAACTTATCTCTTATTGCCTCAACTACATCAGGTCTTGATTCAAGAACCTTTTGCAGTTCAGACATTGGAGCAAGTTGCTGGTACTCACTTTGAAGACTCTCATAATCAGCCTTTTGTTTATCATACATAGACTGAAACTTGCGAGTTTCATTTTCCCAATCTGTCCCGTAATCAATTTGGCTCTCATCACCTTCTTTAGTAATTAAATTAGGTGGGCGAGAATTGCCTTCACTAATGACACTATCTTGAACACTTGGAAGTTCTGCTGCCAATTGAACATCTGGCATAGAAACATCCAACCCTTCACGAGTTGTCGCTTGAACATTGCTTTCAGGACTATCAACTACACTATTTTGCACTTGATCTTCCATATAACCTCCTTTTAGATTTCTTCTTTGATTCGAACTCTACCTTTCGATATTTCGAAGAAGTTTAACCTATGATTATTGTTTTCCTTGTGCGCTCCCTTTCTTAGAGGAGCTCCCTTTATTTGCCTTTTGTACAGCTAACGAAGCTTCGGCACGAACATCTGCTTTATCAATCACACCTTCTAGTTTATTAATCTTGACTCTTTCCTTATATTTCGCCTCAGAGACAATTTCATTCAAATCGGTCTTAAATTTCTCAGTGATAACCTGTTTCTTAGCATGAACAGCTTCCCTGTCAGCCGTTTGCAGATCACCAGTAAGTTCTTTTATCTGACCTTCTAGTTGTTGTATGTATGACTGCATTTTCGCCATCATACCTTTTCGTTGCAATACACCTTCTTTGTCGTAGATCTCAGTTTTCTTTAAGACCTCGACATCATCTACCAGTCCCAACTTATATGCCTCAAGATACATGTTGTATTCAGCCATCTTGTTTGACGGCAATGTTGAACCCGATATAATACGAACGTCATGTTGACCTAAAGAAATATCATTTTCTATGGTCTGTAGTTCGTTTGACTTATCATCATACAATCTATTATTAACTGTAAATTCAGTTAAATCATTATTAGGTTGCACGATTTTAAATGTTTTCTGGAATGTATAATGTCCTTTCGCATAATTATATATGCATCTTCCAAGTTGACTTAAACTTGCTTCTATATCCTTTAGCTTAGAACGCCCACGACTTTCTCCCATTTCCGAGAGCATAGCAGTTCCGCGTACAGTATCAGGAGCCTTTTCTTTGAAGCCTTGCATCAACTCAGGTATTCCAAAATTTAAATCTATGTAATGTTCTACTCTGTCTATTAAATGATAAAATTCACCAGCAAGTGGTTGCGGAGCTGGAAAATGAGGCTCCCCAAACTCTGGATTATATTCCAATACAGCATTAGGATTAGCCCAATCCCTTTCAAGCTGTCCTACGTCATCAACACTTCCTTCAGGTACAAGAAGCTTAAGTCCAGCAGAAGCTTGCGCATGACTAAGTGTTAATGAAAATAATTTGTTTATAAGCCGTTGAGAATCTTTAACTTTTGTAACATCTGATTTGGGATATGGAGTATTAGTCCAAATATTTGGAACTGGAATAACAGGATATACATCAGTATTTAATAATTGCTGATATAATAAATGTTGTCCCATAGTTGCCACTACTTTAATACGAGTTTGCATTATTTCGACAGCTTCTATTAATCCAGATTCTATTAGATGTGCATTTTCGCTGGCTATCTGTTCAAAAGTTTCCATATCAACAACTTTTTCTTCACCATTCTGTTTATTAAAAAGTCTATAATAAGGAACTTTTACTTTTTCAAATCTTTCTAAAACTCTATATCTTTGATATCCTCCACGGTCACTATCTTTGACTATATCTGGAGTAAATGATTGGGAAGAGTTTTTTCTGCTTGAAGCAGGATAATCTTCCTCATCATTCATACTATCTATTTCTGAAATGAATTCTGAAAGTTGCGGATAAACGGCAAGTACTTGATCTTCCGTTAATATAGTAGATAATATGATGGCGGAGGCATCGTTGAAATACCTGTTTCTCGCAGCAGGATCAACATATACTCTAAAAGGATTTACATTGGTAAACTTGACATCGCCCCTGCCGAAATCCGCCTCGGGGTCTATATATACATAAAAATATCCCATACCAGCGATTGCATAATCGTGGACGGCTTGCTTAAATTCCATGTCACCATCAGAAATATCCCATATATACTCAAGTATAGTCCTCCAAACTTGAGCAAGTTTATTATCTGAGTCTTCTCTTCCAATAGCAGAAAACTTAGGATTCTTTGATGTTAATAAGGATTTGAGTTTATCAACAGCAGCATACACTCTGTCAATGATAAAATCTCCCTGACCAATTGCACTCAGGGTATCTGATTCATCTTGAGTATAGTGATTTCCGAGAACGAAATCTACTGCGTCACGGGCTTCTTCGTCCCAATCGACACGAGCATCCCGCCATCTACGCCACAAATCCAAATTCTTTTGAGCCTCGTCGACTTCGACGAGATTTTCTTCATTAGCGATATCGATATCTCCTAACTATATAATTTGTCTTACTTATAATATAAGCATAAAAGGGTACAATGTCAAGTATTTTTTTTATTTTTTTCACATTCTTTGCCCAGTAATCCAGTTTCTCACTATTTTTCTTGCTAAAAACTCCTTTTTTTGATCTACTGTCTCTTCAAAATTCTCAGCATCAAACTTTCTGCTCAATGGAGCTCTGGCATTTATAATCGAATACCAAATGCCGTCAAGCAAGTCATCGTTCTTTCCTTTAGGAAAATGAAACATTTCATCCACTATTTCATTATGTTGCTTTTTCATAAAAAACTTGCCACGATTTACAAGAGGACAAAGCAATGATTCAAGCCGATCTTCTTTTTTAATTCCAGTAGGCGGTCTAACACCACGAGCAATACCAGGAGCCATCTTTCTATCTTTTCCCGATAGAGCATTAACAGCATCTTTTATAATACCTTGAGCACCTACATGTTCCACATTTGCTCTTCGCATCGGCTGGTATTCTTTAGCATATTGAAATATCTTTCTAGGCATATCATAAAGAGGAATATGTTCGTGAAATATATCAATCACATAAACATTCTTATCGCTATCAATTCCAGCTACCACTATTACTTGATAATCATGTTTAGCAGAAGATTCATAAGCCAAGTCAACACCCATATAAACATTAACTGGAATAGCATCTTTCTTAGTAACTATATACGCTTGATTATTTTTTGCTTTAAATTCACCATCATAATAATTTATCTTGTCTATTTTAAATTTAGCTGTTTCAAGATCGCGAGCATCATTCATATATTCCTGTGCAAACTTGTGAAGTTGCCCTACGTTCTCATAATCTTTTCTTATACTTGCAATCTTTTCTTTTGGAAAATAAGAAGGCCAAAGCGGTTTACCATCCTCAAGCGCACGATGAAATATAATCTGCCAAGTATAATCTTCTTTATTTTTTTTAGCCTCTAAATATCCATCGTATATAGCCTGCAAAGCAGAGTCATAATGGACGATCGTACCTACAAGCCATATTGCACCTTCATTACCTTTTGACTCTTCCAATGCTGGATATACCGTTGACATAAGCCATTCTTTAACTTCACGTCTTCTTTCTGGAGTTTTTGTATTTAACTCAGATTCAAAGTCATCAAGAATAATTTTTGTATAACGAAGGCCGAGTTCCGATCTCCCACGAAGTCTTTGACTAGTTCCTTTTGCTATAATTCTGTCACCCTTAGATGTGGTGATTTCTTTTTCCGTCCATTTACTTCCAGCTATATCACCAAAGTAATAATGCAAGGCAGGATTTAACTCTATATGTGTTTTAATGTATTTTAAATGGTCTATCGCCTGTGTCTGTTCTTCAGATACCCAAGCCGCAAATTCATTCTTTCCTTTAGGATTGAAATATATCCTATGGAGCAAAGCTGCTTTTGCCATAGTGGATTTGGTATGACCACGCGGTAATATAACACAAAGCCTTCTTATAGTATTATCTAAAAGAAACTCGCCTACATTATGATGAAACAGAGCTGGTTTTGATTTCATAAAATCATCTGGAAGAAAAAGCTGCCCAAAAGCAACCAAGTCCTTTGATACCATATTAAGGACTCTTTCTTTCTCATCCAAGTCATTCGAAATTATATTAAAGTTTTCTATTGTTCCAGTCTCCATTTGGAATCTCCTCAAAAACATCTACTAATTTAAGAAGGCGCGGGCCAGCAACATATACCCAAGCTTCCACTTCTTCGCCTTTATCCATATTTACTTTAACTTTAACCCTATCGTAAAGACCGATGGCAAGACCTTCATACAAATCATACTGAGCCATCTCTTCGCTAGTTACATCGTGAACTTCCACCACAGTACCCTTGCCTTGATAATCCTGTATTACAGCAGGAAATCTTTGATGCCCAGGATAGACAAGAGAAGTATTTTCTATTCTTCCAGTATCCTCACTTCCATTACGAAGAGTTCCGTATACCGCAAGCTTCATTTTTGATGTATACCGTTTTTCCCATTGTTTTGTACGGCATTCTTCTTTACCTTTCTTTTTTCCTTTATTTCCATTGAAATTATAGAAAAATTTTCTGGAGCATCAATTTCTCCAATAACCTGAGAAACCAGTCCCCTAACAGCATTATCATTTATCATATAATATTCTAAAGAACTTTTTAATTCATCTTCTTTTAAATCATTATGTACTTTTAGTACTAGATCAAATTTAACAGTTTTCATTTATGCTTCTCCACAATTAAATATTATTCCAGGCATTCGCATTTCGAAGTCCTCATCGTACGACGAAAAGCATTCACAACACTCTATGGAAAAATAATCTTCCGTTAGATTGTACCATATAGATGCGTATTCCCTCATAGGAAATCCACAAACTATGCATTTCTTATTTTTCAACTTCTCTCGAAGCTTCAATGAGCTTTTTCGAATCTCCACCTTGGATAGCATCTAATTGCTCCTTTGTAAAACCTTGAAATAGGGTTAATGATTCAGTTCTCTTCTCCGTATCCATCATTCCGCTAATTTGCATAAGAGCCTTAATAGCCTGAATCTTATCTTTATCCTGTGATTTCTTTGCATCAACAATTTTTTTCATTTGTTCAAGCAAATACAGAGGCGTAATCTCAGCCTCATGTAGGACTTTGTCAACTTCTTCTCTTATCAAGTTTTTGATCCTTTCCGTGCTTAATAGTATTTTCCCTTGATAATCTGCATATTCTTCATTATTGGTAGGAAAGGCTTTTATAAATGCCTCTGCGATACCATCACCTTGCGCAACGAACTTAGCAAACAAGAATTCACGCCTAGTAGCCTTCTTCCTATGTTTCTTCTGTTGATACAATGTAACATCACTATCTCCGAAAGTATACATATTCTTTCTAAGACCACCTTCCATCTTCATAGTATCTCTGCAAACAAAAGAGCCAATAGCTGTCCTGACGTAATAATTATACACTCCCTTAGACTGACTGATTTTTAGCTTACCCCTTTTGAGGACTTGGCATATTTTATCATCATCAGTCTTAACCCAGCTACCTTTGGTGCCATCCCTCCAATTCAGTATTATATTTTCATCAGGACAGTATTGGCGAAACTCATTCTCATCATCATATACCCTGTGTTCGACATTTTTTATTTTACGAACAAGCATATATTATAATATAACCCTTAAGTATACCTTTGTCAAGCATTACCTTGCAATACTTCTTAGTTCTGTTGGGCTAGAGCCTATACTAGATTTGCTTCTTATGAACGGAGAATGACATCCTCCACACCTGTATACAGGAAATTCATTAGAACTTGTAAAGTATGTAGCATCCGACGGTTTAAGATTCTTACTTCCGCAGGAAGGACAAACATTACTATCCATCAATATGCCAAGATTTGGATGATTCTTTATATATGGTCTCAATTTAAGATAAAGCTGCTCCAGTCCAATAACATCTCTTTTATTGTACTTAAGCATTTCAGCTAATCTTTCTTTATCACCATTCATGCAATCAATCCACAATTGAAACTCAGTCTTTAATTTCTCCGAAAGACCGAATGTCTTAGTAAGAAAGTCTTGCTTATTAGAGCTAAAAGCAAATTCCTTTCTTGCAATCTTTAATGTGTCTATTGATTTATATGGAGATGGCGGATTCATGTCATTAAGTATGAATCTTGCATTGAGTTTCCTTATATCAAACCGATCACCATTATGAGCAACTACAATATCAGCTTCATCAATCAACTTCCATACGGAATCCAATATTCTTTTATCGTCCCTAGCAACAGCTTCCTCTGGAGTAAGAACGTCAGACAAGACATTTTCGTCATAAAGCCATTTGGCAGCCCAAGAGAGGACATACCAAAATTTTTGATGACCAGCCTTATCTCTTACAATATTGGTATGCGGAATATATTGCTTTCCGAAATCCCATACCCATACAGGCATAGGAGTTGTTTCTATATCAAAAATCAATATCTTAGGAAGAATACCTATATCCGCTACATCAGTGGGTCTAGACCATCCCATAGATTCTATTTTCCGAGTAACAGATTTATATGTACGCATAAAACCAGCAGAATCCAATTCGGAACAAAGAGCCTTAACGCTTTTCATTGTCCTTGTATACTGGCTTATTATACTCATCTCAGCTTTAGTCCACCTCATACTCTTTTTCTCCTTTGATTGATTACAAAAATAACTAATCTTAAGAATAGTGATTCTACATAGAGAAACAATGTTTTCATTTACCCCATACCTTTTCTGCAACTAATTGTGCGATTACTCCGTAAACCGACAAATCCTTGAAAGCATCCATGTATGTTTCATCACGTACCGCATTTTCGCCTCTATGCTTTACAATTATGTTTTTAAGCCGATTTACCTTGTCATTCATTCTTATGACCAAAGCAGTAAGTGCAAACATTCTATCTTCATCATCATTCAAATCGCCACCAAGCGTTATATTCCCACAACCGTAGTCATACTGCTTTCGGCAGAACAATTCATATTGCTCTCCAGTAATAGATTCAAACCTTTCCATCATCTCTGGATAGGCTTTTTCTATTGATCTTACTATTTGCTTACTTTCCGCCATAGATAATCTCCTACTCCTAGTTGATGGAATCCATTCGCAAGACTCTCGATAAGCCCTTCATCATGTGGAGAGCCAGTATTTACGAGAATAACGTGAATTACTTCATGTAAGAAAGTTTCGTTCCTTCTTGATGTAACAAGCTTCTCATCTAAGAATATCTCACAAGTACGAGGATTGTTCATTCCAAAGAGCATTCTGTTCTCTTCGCCTTTTCTATCGCCATCCATGAACTTTACCTTATACTCATGACCACCTATGTTTATTTTTCGCATTCTTCTTTCTCCTTATTATCGTTGTTTTCATCTCTACCCCATCCCCAAGCTGGCTCGCTATGCGGCATCACGCTTGCGCGGACAGGCGTTCCTTTTGATTTTACTTCATCAATTATCTTTTCAAGAAACTTTATTTTCTTCGGTGTAATGTTTTTTTTGTTTATAACACTCATTTAACTATACCTGGTACCACTATCTTATCAAAATAGTCACAACCCTTATCTATGAAGCAATCCTTGCCATACATATCCTTATCTATTTTGTAATGCAACACGCCGTCCTTTCTGAACATTAATGCCCCTAAACACTTTCCTGCGTTCCAGTTAGCACAATTGTTCCTAGCATCAGATTTCTTATATTTTTCCACTTGCTACATAATATAAGGTAATATACAATATAAGTCAAGCAAAAAATTATTTTTCTTTTTTTTAAGAAAAAGCTTGACAAAAGGTACTTTAAGCCTTATATTGTTAGTACGTAGTAAGCTTAATATAATATATATATTATATATATATATAAAAGAAAGAAACATATTACTAGCGTAATATTAAAAGAAAGAAAGGAAATGATAAGTGAATTTTCCATTAATACAATTATATTCTATGAATAGAAGTAAACCTATTGTAGAAATAGAAGGTATCGATGGTAAAATACAGTGGGATTATTGTAATTTAGAAGGATTGCCGCCCGAAAGAGTTAATATATCTATGACTAATATGGGTAAAGTATCTAAAGGGCAATATAATAATTTACCAAAAACCTTTTATGCTACTAATGGTGCACAATATATTATTGATAACATACATACTTTAATGCCAAATAAATACTAATGAAATCAATCGATCATTATAAAACAGTTCCAGATCCAGCAGAAAAAATAGGATATAAAAAAAGGAAACCTAGACTCATGGCAGTAGTAGATGAAGATGGATGCACAGGTTGTCAAGTATGTATCCCGTTTTGTCCAGTTGACTGTATTGAAACAGTACCAATGGATAAATATAATATACCGATTCCACCCGTACAAATAAGATTTGATGAATGCATTGGATGCCAGATTTGCGCAAAAGTATGCACAAAGTTAACTTGGGATGCAATAAGAATGTTACCTACTGAAGAATTTGAAACTATTTATAATTATAAAATTGGAGAATAACGATGAAAATAAATAATTTAACTCAATATACAAAAAATTATACCAAAATTTTTAAGGATTGGGTAGAAAGCCGTACTCCTGTACCAGATCTTAGAAAAAAGAAATCCGTTCAAAAATCTAAAAAATAACCCCTCAGCCTACCAAACTACCAAGAAATCAAAAAAACGCCGTTAAAGTACCAATATGGCGCTTAAACCGCTGTATTTATCTTATACTTGTAATACTATTATAGCCGCAAGCCTTCAGAGCGTATTAAACTACAAATATTTGCCAATTATGCGTGTAGATCTTTTTCGCGCGAATGGGCATCCCCCGTTTTCGAGATTAGAAAATCCGTATCTCGTTGAAATTTTCATATTCAGTTGAAATCCTATGTTTCACGTGAAACACCCTTACTGAAAAATAATTAAAAAAAGACTTGACTCGTATTATGTTTTATGTTTATACTGGTGCTATGGAAACGAAACACAAAACAACAAAACAGAAGGAGTCAAAAATGACTTTAACTAAGAAAACGCCAATCAGTTCTGAACAATGGGATGAACTCGAGGCACAAGGCATAAACCCTGAAGATATGAATTTTCGCAAAAAGGGTATACGAGCCAATAAGAATATAACTCACGCAACAGCGGAACAGCAGGTATTATACGCTGAGGCAGAAGGTCTTACAAGAGATATTGGAACCTTCACTCACCCAGAAACTGGTAAACTGATGAAAACTGGTGTGTATTGCCACGCAGTAGCAGGGCAGGACTAACACCCAGCACGAACCGAGCCCCAGCCTTACAAACTGGGGCTTGTGCTTATAGACCTCACAACTAACACGGAGGAAACTTAGACCAGTAAAAATATGAAACTAACTGAAACAATTTTATTAGCCAGAGAACTTATGGAGAAACATAAACTCGACGGCTGGAAACTTAAATTTGACGAGAGCAAATCACATCTTGGTCAATGCAGATATTCTGAGAAATCAATATATCTCTCGATTCTTTACACCGAGATTAATAATTATAAGATAATCAGAAATGTTATACTGCACGAGATTGCTCACGCTCTCGCAGGTTCTGGACACGGACATAATCGAATATGGAGAACAATAGCGAGAAGTATTGGATGCACAGGAGAAAGATGCACAAACGGAGCCGAAAGACCAAGAGGTAAATGGACACGACACTGTAATAATTGTAAATTTGAGTATCAGTCTAACAGGCGAACATCAAAGGTTAGAGCATGTGGTAAATGCTGTGAAAAACATAACGGAGGACGATACGCTGAAGAGTATAAATTGGAATGGAGATTAAATAAAAATATCTATGACGAGAACGGCAAACTGATAACCTGATAAACACACCGAAAGGAGGTGAATTGTATGTTAAATGATAAAGAGGAGAAAAGGAAGGAAAATGAGAAGTTACTTAAAGAATCATATTCGTTTGTAAGAGAATTAAGTACTCTTGCAGATTTAAGTAGTTACGGACATCTCAAATACTGGAAACAGGATATTGACTCTTTAAAGCATCGCTTGGCTGAAACACTTAATATCGGAGAATAGCGATCAAAACATAAAAAAAGGTGAGGAGGTGAACTAAAAGATGAGTGAATTAATTACACTGATGGATATATTTGCGATTATATGTCTGCTTGGAGCAATACACTTTTTGTTTCTCGCATACAAATCATTAGACTCGTAAATTCGACTGGAAAATAATTTCAAAAGAGCAAAATAAACCTTGCTTCGTATAGGGTTTTGTGAGTAAATTCTATTAGAATTGAAGAGAAACTCTAACCTCGGAGGTAATTTGACAGAAAAAACCACTCCGATTGATGACTATTTATCTCGGAATATAAAATCTAAAGAGAAAATAGTTGTCAGTCTTGAACGCACACTATCTGCTTGGGAATTTACTTTCCCAGATGGAGCGATTATCGAGTTGCCAGATCTCAAATCGTGTGAAAAACTCATTTGGCACTACCACAGAATTGCCCAATTCAGGGACATAGATTACACTCTAATAGATAAAAATACAGGTACAAAGTATTCTGATTATCGTAAATTCACTGATTACATCGAAGCCTGTCAAGAAAGACAGCGATTAACAAAAGAGAATAGACGGGTGAGGGCTACACTAAAGTTAGTCAGGAGGAAAAAGCCTCCTAAAATAGATACTCGAATATATGACAGAAATTACTAATAAAGGAGAACAAAATGATGAATAAAATACTATCTGCTATTGATAGATGGTTTGAGGTATGGATTGTGATTATTGCCACAATCACAGGAGCCTGGGTTTTTTATCGAGTGATTGAATTCTTATCTGTATAATAGTATTAAATTTGAAGAGCAGTTGAGCCACATAACTCCACAAATCAAACCAAGCCAGTATTATGATAACATACTCCTACAATAAATGTCCTCATAAAAATAAGCCCCAACTCGTAGAATGGGCGATGAGGTACTTCAATATATCTTACTCCAAAGCAAACTCTTTTAAGAAAAATCAACTCATTGCCATTTGGCACAGAATCAGAACGAAAGGAGAGTAATAATGCCTAATAAATCTGCTAAGATTAGAAAGCGTAATAAGCGTCTGCTTAATGATAAATTGAGTAAACAGGGTAGAACCAGAGCGCAGCGCAAGAGACATAAATTAAAAATTGAAAGACAAAATGAAAGGAGGTGAGATAATATGTATGCACATATCGCGAGAGGTATTCCAAATAATTGGTTTACTCGTAAAATAGTTAAGATGGTGAACAAATATCTATCAGATATTAAATCTATATACAGAATTGAAAAAAGAGTAAGATATAGAAAATCTAAATCTGGAAGATGCCAGAAGTTTAGCGTCTATATACGGATAACAAGGGAAGAATTTTATAGGAGATGTAAACTAAAACATCGACCTATTTTTTAAGTTAAAAATCAATCTGATTATTACTATGAAAGGAGGTGATATAAATGCAGAAAGCAATCATATGTGATATTGACGGAACACTCTCTCTTAAGCACGATGGTCGTACTTGGTATGATGCTTCTACTTGCGATTTAGACAGTATTAATGAACCTGTTCAGCTTGTTTTGAATATGGCTCAATTTTATAACTTAGGTAGTGTAAAATTTGAGATAATATTTTTGTCTGGTCGTCAAGAAAAAGACAGAGAGCCAACCGAAAAGTTCTTAGAGAAATATATGCTCGACGGATATCCACTCTTTATGCGTACTACTGATGATTTTAGAAGTGATACTATAATCAAAAGAGAATTATATGAAGAGAATGTAAAAGGAAAGTATGAAATCCTATTTGTTCTCGATGATAGAAACTCTGAAAAATGTCCAGTAGTGGATATGTGGAGAGAATTAGGGCTACCTTGTTTTCAAGTAGCAGACGGAAATTTCTGATAAAACTATTAACCTTAATCGCCAAAGAAAGGAGGTGATAAATATGGCTAAGAATCTATTAGCACTTCAGAGTGTTAATGCTTATGTAGACAAGGATAATATGAGAGTATATCCTATGCTCACTTGCGGTCTACCAGAGATTAATGCGACCTCGGAAGCACTTGATCTGACTATCGAAGATGGTAGAATAACAAGTCTGTACCCATCTGATTCAGATGAATCGCAACCTGGTAGAATAAACGTAGCAGATATGTCTGCAGGAGACCATGATGATCTCATTAGAACTTGGTTTCGATACAAGTTAAACCCAGGAGCTAAGAAAGTCGTAGAGGCTTTCGAAAGAGCCTAAAAATAAAAGGAGATTGAAATATATTGTCCACAAAAGCTGAGCCAGCCGTCCTCGGAATCCATCGTTCCAGAGAATAATAAGGCATACTCCGTTCTTTATAGAGAGCGTAATACAGAGCGTAATGAAGCGAAATTTGCTCGGACAGAGGGTAATGGAGCGCTCTAAAATTATTTTTATCTCTAAAAAAAAAGACTTGACTTTTATGATTTTTTGGTCGTATTTTCCAATATGGAAAAGAGGTGTAAAATTTGGATTTTGTAAAAGAGATAATTAAACATTTGCTCGGACTTTGTGGTGAGCCTCATTATATTTTTTATGGAGGTACATTCATCTCGAGTATTATAGTTTGTTTTAAATCAATAAGGAGATATTTTGTCAGTTAAATTTAATAATGGCGACAAAATACTCTTTCTTAGGTCAGGCTCTGTAGATGATAGCATTATCTTCAGAAATTATTTAGGAACTATTGTAAATATAAGCTCGAGAGAAGATAATCCTTATAGATATAAGGCTGAATTTGAGATTACATACTCAGATTCAGGGTCATCTGATACTGAGCCATATTCTGTAGTTGAAAAAAGAAATTTATTCTGGCAACAAATTGCCCTTATATCCGATAGTACTGAATTAAGACTTAGGCAGGTGATAAGAATAAACCATCCCAGAATGAGGGATGAAACATCTGATCTCGCTTTGCTTATGGCTTTTGAGACTATCGATGGATTAGCATATTTAAAAGTCTCCACACCGAACAGAGGATATTGGAGAATTTGCGTAGAGGATTATGAAGATAGTATTTCTCCATTAACGGAAGAAAGATTAACCTCTCTTCCTCAAAGAGTGGTTAGTAAGTTTTTAAGACAAGTAGCAAATAGAGAAAATTTTATTCCAGATGAATTACACAGGTGTTCAGATTGTAATGAATGGTTTAGTGTAAATGACCTTTATCAGGCTCAAGGCATAGGTCGTCTTTGCGAACCTTGTCAGCTAACACACGAATATGACTGTGAGTGGTGTCATGGGACAATTAAACTGCGTCGAACCCCATCCAGATATCACGAAGGGGAGCTTGTTTGTCGTTATTGTTATGATGAGCGAGTATTTAAATGTAATAACTGTAACAGATTATATTCAAACGAAAAAAGTTTTAATTATGACTCGGTAAGATATTGTGAGCCTTGTTATAATGTCAGAGCAACAAGTATTTTAACCAGTCCTCCAAGAATGCTGAGGCGAGATATATTAGCAAAATTAAGTATACCACCAGATAAATTGTATGGTATAAATAGAAGTAGAACTCCAGTAGCAGTAGAGATAGAAGCCATACCTGAATTTAATGATGATATCAGCTGGGAGGGTTATCCTACTGGATGGAGTGATGTCCACGACGGCTCGATAGATGATGACTATGGCAGAGAATTTATTATGGTTCCAGAAATAGGAGATGATGCATTTGCATTAGTTAAATCTTTTTGCTCTTGGGCAAGTGAGAATAATTTTTATGTTAATAATAGTTGCGGTCTCCATGTGCATACTGATGGCTACTATATAGGAGTACAGGGACTCAAAGGTATATTATTGACTGTTAAGACTTTAGAGCCTTTTATTTATGAGATGTTACCGCCAGATAGAAGTAAAAACAGATATTCAGCACCTATGGATGATGTAGTTACATCTGATGATATACTTGACATCTCTTCTGCAAAAGATTTGTCTGTTTTATGGTATGAGAGTATGAATAAGACAGAGGCAACTACAGAAAAATATAATACCTCAAGATATAGAGGATTAAATATACACTCAAGATTTTTACACGGCACTATAGAATACAGATACCATCACGGAACTCTTAATAGTTACTTTATAACTAAATGGATGGCTTTCTGCTTAGGTATGTCAGATTTTGGTGCAAGATTTTTAGAGAGAAATGATAAGATAAAGAATTTATTTATTAAAAGTGAGTCAAATGACTTCAGCGATTACTTATCTGCTATGAATATGGATGATTTAATTCCTTATGTAGAGGAATTGAGAGATAGAAATGCAGATGCCCATATTATTGAAAAAGGGGCTGAAGAAGTAACGAGTGGAGCATGGGAGAATGCGCATAGGTATGAACCTTTGCGTGAGGTACTTTCAGACCCATTAGTAGATAATATGATAGAAGAAGAAAGAGAGGAAATGTAAATGTGTGGAATATTCGGATTTGCCAAGCGTGAAGGCTGGCAGAGCGATGATCAGATGCGCCGAATAGATGATGTGATTACTAACCTCACTTGGGAATCCGTAGTCAGGGGACAAGACTCCACTGGACTTGCGATTGTTTCTAAGGAGGATAAGTTAGTCTATAGAACTCTTCAACCATCAGATGCCCTTGTATGTAGTAATGAATGGGATGGGATTCTGGAAAAAGTTGATAGAGATACTACCATCTTTATGGGGCATGTGAGATTCGCAACCCACGGAACGATTACCATACAAAACGCTCATCCTTTTACTAAGGGGAGTGTTATTGGCGCTCATAATGGTGTAATATACAACCATAAAGACATAGCCAGTAAAATTGGTAAAAATGTTCAAGTGGATTCTGAGGTAATATTCGGGCTGCTCAACAAAAAAGATAAATATCAAGATGTGTTTGATTTACTTGAAGGAGATTATGCACTGAGTTGGGTAAATGAAGATTATCAGACGATTAATCTTATGCACGAAGATGGTAGACCTCTTCATATAGCATATTGGAAGAAAGCGAGATGTCTGTTTTGGGCATCAACTGCTGATATTATGGAGGAAGCACTTAAAGCTGCTGGTCTTGTAATAGATGTATATTCTCTTCCAATAGACACTGTATATGAATACGATACTTCTGTGTTCTGGAAGAGTCTAGAACCAAAGGAAACTAAAGTAGAAACTAATGAGAATTGGAATAAATATTCTAATGTTGGCTACTATCACGGAGGTTGGAGCCGCGGTTCTAATAACTACAGTCATTCAGCTAATCGGTGTAAACTTTGTCATACAAGCACTTACAGGGTAGATTCTATCTGCTATAAATGTATAGACAAACCAGAGAAACAGCTTAAAATGGACAGTAATGGCGACTGGATGGCAACATGTACTGATTGTAATATGGAAGTGTATTATGACGATCTCGCATACGATACTCAAGGTGGATATATGTGTAAAACCTGTGGATTTAACTTAGGGTACATAAAATCTTCTACAGATAAAATTGTGGAGCAAAAGATGTATAGCTGTGATTTTTGTGGAGATGGTGTAGAAGTAATCAATATGAAATACACTGAGGGATATGGTCTTTGTGAGTACTGTTATGATGCTGAGTCTAAGCGTAAAAACGGTGAACAAATTAATCTCCCAGCGGTTTTAGGATAAGGAATTTATGGTAAAGAAAAAGAAAAAAGCTGTATTTGTCGGCATAGCTGACCCGATACAGATAAAATCAAAAAGATATGTAATGAACATGCTCTATAAACGGGCGAGAAAAAATCCGTTTATTGCTGATAAGACATTTGAAGAATATATGGAGCATATTAGGTCTCAAGTTAGAGATTTAGAGGGTGTGGAAATTACAGCTTCTAGCGAAGAAGAAATGTATAATTCTCTTAAGAGCCTTGGGTGGCTGAAAGAGATAAGTGTACTGGCTGTGTACATAGTTACAGCTAATTATGGTATAGCATAGGAGGAATTATGCCACCAGATTCTGTACAAGATAAACCAAAGATAATTGGAGAGTGTTGTTGCTGCAATCGTGGAGTAGAGGAACAATACGAGCTCCGTGGTCTCGATGACGGGCTCTATTGTGAAGATTGTTACAATGAGGTATTCACTCAGTGTGAGGATTGTGGAGAGGTAATTGAATACGAGTATGCAAACAACGATGACAATGGATATACCTATTGTAATTATTGCTGGGACAGCAGACATGAGGATGTAGATTTAAACTCTTTTGATAATTCTCTTAGTGTTTACAATCCACCAGAAGATACCACATTTGAGCATAACAAATTTGAAAGGTTTGTAGGTGTTGAGATAGAAACTCTCGGGCCTAGTGATTATTATCCTGGTGATAAGCCAGACTCGTTTTACACATCAAGCGACGGAAGTGTTGGTACCTCTGATGAGGATTATGGTGGATATGAATTTATATCTCAACCTATGTGTGGAGATACATTATTTAGTGAAATAGATAAGATGGGAGCTTGGCTTCGCAGTCAAGCATTTAGAATAAATAAAACTTGCGGATTACATATACACATTGATGCAAGAGATTTATATTATAAGGAATTAAAGGGCATAATGCTCGTAACAAAAGCTTTTGAGTCTACTATATTTAGTATGTTGCCAAGTAGAAGATATGATAGTAATTGGTGTAAGAGTATAAATATGTCTGTAAATGCAATAAAGGCTTTGCAATCAGACTCTGATTTTATCCACAGCTATTACGATCACTGCGACGAACATCCCTCCCTTGATAAGTATAATGATGCGAGATATCAAGGTCTCAATCTACACGCAAGGGTATATCTTGGAACTATAGAGTTTAGATATCATTCTGGAACTAACAATCCTACAAAAATTAAGAACTGGATTACTATATGCCAGTCAATAGTGGAAAAAGGCATAGCACTAAGCAGGGAGTTTGACAACAAATCTGAAGATTGGGATGCTGACACACATCTACTTATGAATGCCAACGGAGATTTAGGCTTACAAGCGTTTGTAGAAATACTTGAACTTGATGCCATAAAAGATTATATAATAAGGAGAGTACGCAAATTTGACCGCCCAAGTACGGAGGAATCAAGACAGTACATGGACAATGAAATTAACTTTCGGTATATATAGTATAATATATATATATATATATATCAACCAACCAGGAGGTATTAACAATATAAGCCTTAAATGGGAGTTTGTCAAGCAAAAAATGAAAAATAAAATAAAAAAAGAAATATTGTGATGATAGTCTATCAAGCAATCAATTTAATAAATAACAAGAGATACATTGGTGTAACGAGCAGAACACTTAATCATTCTATTTGGAGTCACAGAACAAAAGCGAGAGCGTTTGAAAGAAGAATGAAATTAAAACCAACAGCTAGGATGGGAAAAACACCATTTCATAATGCTCTTGTAAGGTATGGTGAACATAATTTTAGTTACAGTTTAGTTGAGTCTTTCTATAGCAAAGAGGACGCTTATTCTTATAAGGAACGATTAATTAAAGAGTGGAATACAACCAATCCTGATTTTGGCTATAATTGTACAACTGGAGGTTTGGAATCATATAGTATGACCCCTGAGTCTATTGAAAGAATGAGTATAGCAGGTACAGGAAAAACAATGCCCGAATCCTATGTAAAACTTATGAAGGCTCGTGTAGGAGAATTAAATCCCTTTTTTGGATATAAGCATACCGAAGAAGCAAAGG